GGCATAAACTTTGCACCAGGCACTTCAAAAGTGAATTGGTCAGATAATTCATAATACACATGTGCCTCTGCTTCTATGTGCAGATGAACTTCATTCTTCTTTGATATAATCAAATGACTCATAATCCTATACCAACGTAGGATTATTTAGAGTCTTTATTTTCCAGTTACTCCAGGAGGAGCTATATCGCCACCGTTCTTACCTTTCTTCTTATATTTTCCTGCTGCGTCTTTTAATCTTTTAATTTTATCACTATCTACTAGATTTTCCTTACCTTTTCGGTAAGCATCCATATCCGTATCAAAGGGTTTTTTCTCTGCAGCATCCTTCGCTTGACGTTGTTTAACGTTAAGTTCACGATCTATATCATCTTTAGGATTCTTTTCCCAATCAGTATCTTTTGGTTTATCTGGTGTTCCAAATAATCCCTGAAGTATATCTTTACCTTTAGATGATCTAAAAACATTCGCTACCTTAGCAGCTTTCTTAATAGGACCTGCTGCTACATTTGCAACACCTTTTATAACAGCACCAGTAAGACCTTTACCACCTACTTCTTGAGCAACTGATTCTTGGAATTCTTTAAACGACTTCATTTAACCTATAATGGTATCAAACCATTCTTGTGTCATACCAGCAATAATCTTATCTGCTGCTTCATGGTCTACAGCATACTTCTCTTCAATAAGATGTGCCACAACTTTTTTATAGTTCTCGTGGATCTTCTTGCTTTCTTTTGGAGTTGGCTTCATCGTAACAAAAATTACTTTATACTTTATTTATCATATTCTTCCATATCATAACTATATTCACAAATTATCGCAAACAATCGATTCTTTAATGCACGTAGATATGCAAGTTCCTCTATTGAGTGCATAGACTTACTTGGATAAGGTCCATACAGAGAATCTGTTATGTGCTTATAGAGCAACCTAGTTTCTGTGATGCCCATTTTAATTTCAACTACCCATTCATCAGTCTCACCAGAATGATGATCCATGAAGTTATTATGAAATATAAAGTATTTATTACATACCTGCTTGGAACTTATTCCATTCTATTGCATTCTTAATTTGAAAGGTTCTATTAGAAACGTTTTTAATTATTTCCTCTAAGAATTTTAATGTAGTATCATAATATCTGATCTTAAGATCTATCTTTGACATCTTCTCATCTGCTTCCATATACCTCTGTATGGCATCCTTTTCTCTTACTTTATATCCAAAAGGTTCTTCAATATAAACCTCTGCTGGTGCTCTACCAGTATAGTAATTGTGCCTTTCTAATCTTGTTTTATTATATTGTTCTCTTGCTTTTTCACGCAACAAAGTAATAGTATTATAGACTGTATAATACTTTGAATGTAATTGGGGAATCTTCAAAGATTCATCATGTAGATTATCAGGGTCGATGACAGCATCACGCTCCCACATCTCCTGAATTTTGTCAAGATTCATTTAGAACTGGTCAATTCGTATATTGTATATTTGAATGATGCCTCTGCTGTGAGGTATTGTATATCTGCATTTGTAGCATCAAAATCTAAAGATGTCAAGGAAACTGGGAATAGATCCTTAAACTTAACCTTCGCAACTTCTCTAAGATTACTGTTTAATATTCTAAGTGTTCCATCACAAAACTGTTCTTTCATTTCTCTCTGACCTGTTTGATCAGTCGTTAGAGTTTTAAAATTTTGTGTTGACTCTGGGAATCCTAGTCCATTCAACCAATCATATACTGACATATAGTTTTCCATATCTTCATCAACTAAGAATCTAAGAGTGAAATCCCCATATGTTAATTTCTCACCAGGAATATCAATATCCTTTAGATATGATGGTTGAGTGGCAATTGCTAAAGATAACTCTGGTATTCTAGTACTATTGGAGAAAAAATCTACTTTAGGAAATTTGGCAAGATTAAATTTAAAACCTATACCAGATAGATAATTTCTATTTTGTATTTGCGATGCGAATGGTCCAGACATTATTAATTTTTTAACTATTTATCATCTTACATTTAAATTAAATGATATTGATATTCTATCTTCATCTGTTTTGTTTGGCATTACACAGTGTTCTAAACTTGGTGGAAACAAATACATAGTTCCTTCTACAGGAAATCTAGAAGTACTTTCTCCACCAACATATCTTTTTGTTATAAATTGATCACCATAACTTAAAACATGTCTTGGATCATTAAAAACTATATTACCTACATCACCTTCAGGGACTTTAACATAATACACACCAGCAAGATCACATCCTGGATGATTATGTCTAGAATTAAAACTATTTTTAGTATTAATATTTGCCCATATACCATAGTTTTCTAAACTAACTATCGTTGGTTCAAATGGTAGAATAGGTAGAATATATTGAAATTTTTCTAATAGTGCAATAAACAATTGTAGATTATCTTGATCTTTCTCTACTCTCATTCCATATTCTTTACTGTGCCATCCACCAGTATTTGATTTCTGACAACCCTCAGTATCAATTTCTTTTAACTTATAAACATTCTCTGCTAATTCTTTATTATCAATACCCTTTACCACTATTTCAAACAAAGGAGTCTGAAATAGCATCTGATGAGATATATCACAATTCTCAGTTTCTAAATTTTGGTTTGGTATATTAATCATAAGGTCATTATAGCACATTTAGACAAAAAAAAGCACCCCCGAAGGAGTGCTCTTTGAAGATATAAGCAACTAGCTTACATAAGGTTAGCAACCTTAACTCTTCTGTAGTAACGGTTAGAGTTACGTGTAAGTGTTCCAAGTCCCTGTGTAGTTCCTTGTGAGAATGGGTTCTCAACAATTCCGTAACGAGTCTTGAATCCAATTTTTGGTTGGAATGTGTCCTGACCAACTGCACGAACCATCTGTAGAGGAACGTATGGGCAGTAGAACAATCCAGCGTCATATGGAGAAGAACCCTTGTATCCGATAACGTAGTACTGAGTTGCAGAACCGTTAGCAGAGAATGGGTCGATGTATACACGATACTTACCTTGTAGTACACCAGCAAATGTATTGCCTGTGTCGTCTACGTTAAGGTTTGCATTAAGTGCAGGAGTGTAATCGAGAACACCAGCCATTGTTAGAGCAGAAGCAACGTCTGCAGAACAAAGGATCATGTTACCCTTTCCACGACGAGTTCTTTGTGCGATAGCGTTCGCATCTCTCTCGATCTGGAAGATAAGTCCCTTGAACTTCTCAACTGACCATCTACCGTTTGAATCTGTATCTAAGTCAAATGTACCAGCAGCAGCAACGTTTGCTTGAGCACCAGCTTCAGCAACGTTGTAGATAGTACGGATAACTTCACGGTTGATTTCCGCAAGGATCTCAGTAGAAAGAATGTTAGCAAGTTCTGCTTCTGCATTCAAACCGTGGATTGCCTTGAGGTCTTGAGCAAGCTCTAGTGAGTACTCAGCTTTCAACGCACGAGATTTCGCAGTAACTGTTACTTTCTCGATGCTGAATGCCATCTGGTTGAACTGGTCGCCAGTTCCATCACCTAGATCTTCAGCAGAGTCTGTACGCATACCCTGACCAACGTTGTAGTCAGTAGCATTTGTTTGAGCAGCAGTTGAATTCAACAACCCTGGGTTAGAACCCTGTTGTGCTGTTGTACCCAAACCAACGTTAGATGCACCAGTAGCGGTGAAACCGTTAGTATCATCAAGTCCATCAGGTTGTCCTGAGAACGCTGAATCTGCTTCGTTAAATAATGCTTCTGTACCAGTTTGATTGGTAAAGCGTGAACGCATTGCGAAGATAAGTCCAGTAGGACCATTCATAGGCTGAACACCAGCAAGGTCATAAGCGACCAAGTTTGGCATTGAACGTCTAATCAAGGAGATTAGAACGGGGTCGAAACCAGCAACTGGACCAGCAGCTGTAGCATCAGCAGAGAAACCTGCTGAAGCACCACTATTGGTGTTAACGTTAGGAGCTTCGGATAGGAAGTTACGCTCTTCCCTTAATTCTTTTTCTTGGTTTTCTAACAGGACGGCGGTTACGCTTCTTCTATGAGAATCTTTGATTGGATCAAGTCCATCATAGTCTAGAATAGGAGCCCACTTTTCCTGTAGATATTCAGAATTGAACATCTGCATTTGAGTTTACCTCTT